TAGTCCCTTTCAATTATCATTTCTATAAAATGTATTGCTTTTTCCAAGTCTTGTTTTTTTCCTTTATCACGATGTCTAATAATATATTTTATAGCACAACCCTCTGGATATAACAACTCATTCTCAACTACAAATTTGCTTGGCTGTATTTTGTATTTTTGATAATGTGATCCTCCGTGTTGCTTATCCCAAACTTTCGATGTCATAACCTTTATCCTCATGTTTAGCTGTTAGTATGTATAAGTTTTGTTTTGTACGTGTTACACCCACATACCAAACTCTTTGTTCCTCATCATGTTTGTCTTCGTTTCTTTCTATCGAGTCTCTTATTTTTTTTGTATTATCTAAAATTAATAAAACATTATTTGCTTCACCACCTTTTGCTGCATGTATTGTAGATAATTTTACTCTTGCTGGTTTAGATAATTTTTCTTTTAATCTTAACATTTCTCTTATGTATAAACTTTCTTCTGGATCTGTTTTAAAAACTTCATGCCATTGTTCTGTTCTAGAATAACCCCATTCAAATAAATCGTACATTCTTTCTTCAGTAGGTATTTTTTCTTCTTCTAAAAATTCTAATAAATCTTTACATTCTAATAGAGATAATTTATCTCCATTAGTCCATCTCGTGTAATTATTAATTGCTGTATACAATCTTGTTTTATAACTCTTTCTACCTTTTATTTCAAAGTAAATAGCCATATCTTTTAAAATAGGTTTTAATTTTATTAATTTATCATTAGTTCGTGCTAAAATTAACCAGTCACCATTATGCAACGGTGCATCCTCGATTGAGGTTATATGATTTGTGGTCCCTGATTCCGGACGCGGTGCCCATTGTTTTTTAATTCTTCTGTCGTCTGGTATTCTATTTAATATTTGATCAGCTATGTGTTGTACTTGTCGTGGTACTCTGTAAGATTGTGGCAAAATTATGTCCTTAGCTTTTTCATCCTGGAATCTTTTAACATCTGCACCAGCCCAACCATAAATAGCTTGATCATCATCGCCAGCTAATATAACATATTTAGAATTTTTCTTTAGTATATCGTACATTTTCCACTGTATTGGCGACAAATCTTGTGCTTCATCAACGAATATTACATCATATTTCGGACACATTTCTGCCACATTAAATCTTTCAATCATGTCAGTAAAATCTACTAGTCCATATGCTGCTTTATAATTGTCTACTTCGTCTTTTAAAATTTGTAATTGATGCTTGTCGATGTCTTCAGAATACATGTCTGTATTATATTCTTCTTCAATAGATACATTTTTAATTCGTGCTGCATTTATAATATTAAAGTATTCGCTATCAGAGTCTACAAACCCAGTTTTTTCTTCTCCATTAGAATAAACTGTAACTTCTATACCTAGTTTTCTACCTATATCTTCGTAGTGTTCGTCCTGCATTACTTGCGCTTTCTTTATACCTAGTTGATTAAAAGCTAGTGAGTGTAATGTTCTAAAATATTTTAAATTTTTTTTCTGTAATTTAGGATATGCATCCAACATTCTATCGACCGCTTCGTTAGCAGCTTTAGTTGTAAATGCAAAGTATCCTATCTTATCAATAGGTGTACCAAGTTTAACAAATGTTTTTACATAATTAATAAGTTTAGTTGTCTTACCTGTACCAGGAGGACCTAATATTTTTCTAATGTTCATATCTTCTATCTGTTTTAAACTCAGGTATAATCATTTTATTTTCCTGTGTATGTTTTTGCATGTATCTTAATAAAATAATTAAACCACTAGTCTCCTTCATTTGTATCATTGAATGACTTAAGTCGCTGTTTTTTTTTATTATCTCTCTATCTAAAGGATAATTTGTACTTATCTTTAAACCTATATTCATACGATTTCTTTTCCATTTATCGTAGGGTTTCCATTGTGTATTTTGAATTATAGTTTTACTAGTAATATATTCTTTATCTTTATACATTTTTGATTGCAAAAAAATATTAACCGCTCTACTAATTTTTTCTTTTTGAGAAGTGTCAGCTAGCCATGCTTCTCTAATTGGAAACCTAAAACAATCTCGTCTGCATGTCATGTCTGTAGATAAATCAGCAATAGCTTGATCTGCAAAAACAAATATTACATTTAAATCTGATTCAATATACTTAATTAGTTTTTCTGCTTTGGGTAAACCTTTATATAATATTTCAATAATAGTTTCAGGTTTTCCATCATCATTCATTAAAGTAATATCAGGAATAATTTTTAAACCGTTAAGAAAAAAAGCATACTCCATAAAAACTTTATTTTTATAAGACCTTAAAGGTATGTAAGTAATAGCCTTCCTACTATTGTAACCAAATGGATTGCTTTCATAAATTCTATCATTAGATTTACTTTCTTGAGTAATATAATCTGTAAGTATTTTAACCTTTGAATCACCCCAAATCATAGTTTCTCTAATTTCTTTTTGTTTTTTATCTCTTTCATTAAAATCATACACTGCTCTTTCTTGAAAACCTGGAGTAACATAGGGTCCATAAATTTTTTTAGCTAAGTCACTAGAACTTCCATACACATAATTAAAGTTATAGGGCTCTAGATCTAAAATTTTTTTATATATTAATTTTTTTACTATTTGATGTAAGGGACTTTCTTCTTTGTTATAAACATCAATTTGCATTTTAGCTATAGGTAAGGGCTCCATTACATTATATCCGTTTTATGTTTTATTTTAGTATGGTTTATTGTTATGTCTTCAAATTCTTCTATACTAATCATGACAACATTTTTTGTAGGTGTGTTGTATTTACCTTTTTCTTTTGTAGGAAATCTTTTTTGTTCTATAAATTGTATGTCACATTTTTTATAATTTACTTTCATCATGACACCTGTCTTGTCTTCACCATACTTCCAATTTTTTGATTTAAGTTTGTCGTAAAATTTATCAAATTTAAAATACGCATAGTTCTCTTCAACTAATACAGTGCCAGATTTAAAACTTGCATCGTTAGTGGCTTTGGGTCCATTTATTTTTGCATGTAATACATCATGCAGTTTTTCTTTTGGTGATGTTCCTATTGGTGGGTGCACTACCTTTTGTGTTTGATACAATGCCTCAAGAACCATTTGATCTTCATCACCTTTTATTATTGGTGGTGGAAATCCTGCAGCTCTTGCTATTGCATTTCTACGTTTACGTTGATCATTAACATGTTCAATTGTTTTACAGTGTACAGTAGCTGTGCCTATACCGTCTGGTTTAGTAACATCAAACTCATATTCTGGTTCTGGATCTAGATCTATCTTCTTAAGATTTGTTAGTACAGGATAAGATCCTTTTGATCCTGCAAGTATACCAAACTTCTTCTTAACACATATACCTTTCTTACAATGCTCACTTATCGGACTCTGTGTGCATGTAAATCCCTTGAATTGTTTTGACCAGGATCTTAGTTTTTGATTTAAGTGCTGCTTGTCCCATGCATTTGCATGTTCTCCAGAAAAATATTTTACTGGTGCATTCATAACTTTTTGTTGCCATGTGTCTGGATATTTCATTTTAACAAACACGTGATAGTTATACATAAACCTATCTTTGCCATCAAATTTTGGACTCTTCATTATGGTAGATAGTTTTGCTAGACAAGGTGGTCCTTCTACAAACTCATCGTCTACACCCTCCATGTCTTGTTGTTCTATAGACTCTGTGATTGTTTTTAAATCATCACCACTTACAAGATTAGATTCTATAACTTGTATAAATTGTTCAAACGTAAAAGCCTTACCATCTAAGTTTATTGCAACCCTCTCAGATTTTTTATAATAGGGCAGGTTTATAAAGTTACCCTTGTTTAACTGTCCTGTTTCATTGTCTTTGGTAAGCTGTGTTTGTTTTGGAAATATTTCACAATCTGGTTTGAGTCTAAACAATGGTAACAAATTACTTAAAAAAGATTTTATTAGTGCTGCAGGCACAAATTCTGTCATAAACATGTATAAATGCAAACCACCACTCTTAGACAAGACAGGTATCAAAGGTAGTTTATATTGCTGTATTACATCTATAAAAAATTTTTTATCAAATTCTTGGTAGTTTTGTGGGTCTACATCAACAACACCAAACCTTGCCTCAGATTCTTCTGTGCATGGTTGAACGCCAATAGACTGTGTACCTAATAAATGATTTTTATATACTTGATCTGTTAGAGCTTCGTCGTTCCATCTGTATATCGGTTTTTGCTTTCTACTTTCTGGGTCTATCTTTAGTGTAGACATGTCCGCTACACCATAAGCCAACCTATAGCCTTCAAAAAATTTTATATATGTTTCATCCATAACATTCCTGACGTGGGCCGTCTACTCTCGCTTCCGGCCCACGCTGTGCACATATTCCCGAAGGAATTATATAATGCTAGCTTCCTTTGGTTTATCTTCGCCATGCTTAGCTTTAACATTACCTTTCGATATGTTCTCACTAAATGACTTAGCTTGACCGTATAAGGATTGATCAGTTACTGGACCAGCTTTACTTACTTCCCAACCAAACCATGTGCCTTTGTCGTTTGACATCTGCGTGGTTTTTAGTTTGTAAATGTGGCTGAAAGATGCCGGTGTAAATAATCCATTTGCACCCTTCATCTTTATACCAGACATCATTGAATTCCATTTTCTACTAATTTTTAATTGAGTAGATTTCATAGATATCAAAGCTGTCGATGGACTATCTCCCGTTACAATTACAAAATGAGATGCAGTCTTTTCAATATAATTACCATTTGGTAATCTATC